CATGCTGTAGCCCTAGCCATAGACTCTTTAGGTGCCGTCTTGTTTGACCCTTTGAGCAAGGTCAAGCATCTAGCAATACAGCTTGTAGCTGTGTCCTCTAAGTACCACTTACGCATGTGTGCAGGGTAATCATCCCTCTCACCCTTGGCGTAATTAGTAACAGCCGGGTTTGCATCATTGCTATCTCGGTACACACTGCCTTTGAATACAACAATGCCCTTGTCAAGATTTATCTCTACAAGCTGTAAATCAATCCGGCCAAGAGGGTAGTTAGTAATAAACCATCTGTTCAGTGAGGCTGCATCCTCATATTGTGTTAGGTCTATCATTTGTTTTCCCGATCAAACAAATTTACAACCCGACCCATTAGATACTCATTGTCAGCTTTTAATTGACTCTGCCTTTTATTGACCTGCATCATGCCCATTGAGTGACCACGCTGAAAACCTTTGTCATAGCCTGACTCAAAAGCTAAAAACCAAGTAATGCGTACAATCAAAGCAATCACTGTAAACAACAGGATTGTCAATACCCATCCATATCCTTCATAGCTCATATTTCACCGCTTCCTTGAACTTGTCTAACCAATAACCCTCAACCATTGCAGCTGAGAGCCTACCTCTGACCTGAGATGCACCCATAGCTTTATGAGCGTATGCCCTAATCAGAGAAGCTTTTACAAAGTGTGTGCGTTTGTTATCAACATACGCACCACTTACCTTGTCATATTTCACAATTACCATGTCATCAATTTCATTAAATCCTCTGGTAAATCTACCGGTGCTACATCATTTACTATTTTGTATAGTGTGCCACTTGGATGTATTGATGGTGGTAGGACTACATAACCTTTGTGTTTTATATCTACACCTGACATTAGTTTGCCTTTGAATTGCATAGGCTTTGCTACATAGAAATAAATGTGGTAGCCATCATGTGTAGCTACTACATGTGTATTGCATTTAAAACAGCGATCCAATAAATCATAAAACTTGGGATCTCTGCAAGCATTTCTAAAATCAAAATCTAATACAACTAAACTAGATTGTGATATACCAAGGCCAATGTTTAGCTCTTGATCTGCAAACCATTTATCAATTTTTTCTTGATCAAGTGTTGCATCTAAATAACCATGGCGTAAAAATCTTGCAGGCTCTTTAGATTGTTTTTTTAGTGGCAGTACAAACCAACCCTTTTGTGCATACTCTGTAGCGTTCATATCCCATCCCTTCAAATGGATTTACAAAAGCAATTAAAGCATAGCCCACTGACAAATGCAATTACCCAAAGGCTTTTCCTAGGGCAGTAAAGCTGCCGTCTGTGTTAAACCGGATCATCTCAAAGCTAGGGTTGCCACGCTTAACAGTCATAATTACCGCCCCGGCCTGCCAATTGGCGTAATAATTGCGCTTTGCCAGATAGGACATCTTTTGCATTGAACAGGTATGACCTACCTCAACTCCCACTAAAACCCTCTGTAATCGGCCACCAAAGGCCTCTGAGTGGCATGTGTAGCCCATCCTGTGACTATGCCCCGAAATTACGCTCCGCCCCCAAGTTTTCGCTATGTTTAACGCACTAGAGCCGCCAATTTTAGAGAGGTTACCCTCATCCCCATGGCAGAGTACAAAGTCAGTGCCGGGTATCTCATAGGGCTTTTTCGCATAATAAATGCCAAGCTCATCAAATCCCATAAACTTTTCATATTGTAACTCTGGCAAAGCCATTAGACCGGGTATCTGACTAACCGCACTAAATAACCTATCGGCATGGTTAGACCTAGAAACTACATCTGTCTTTAGATCATACAAAATATCTTTACAAAGATCTCTGTCAGCGTTTAGTGTTTGTTGAAATGACTCAGCTTTGCCTTGACTGTACTTAGAGATTGTATTTAGGTCAAGCTCATCACCTACATTTAATACAAGGTCAAACTTAAAAGTATTTACTAGCTTTTTTAAATTAACAATTGCCTCATCAAATTGAAATGGCACTTGCAGATCACTACAAATCAAGTAGCGAGCATTAACAGACTTGTCCCGCTTAATCTTCATCCTCATCAAAATCATCAAGCGGATTTTTTATAGGATCATTTGTATCTACAATCCAATCAGGATAACTTGACCTGTCCATTGCAAACGCTAGAGCTGTACCTTCATCCATGTTAGCTTTACGGCACGCCATATAAACTTCATTAGCTGCAATAGCCCAAAAATCAAGTTTTGTTAAAGGCGTATCTTTAGTTGTACGCCTTCGCTTTGCTACTTTTTTGCTTTTGCGTTTAGTTGCCATGAGCTAATCATAAATCACAAAACACCTGCAATAGCTCTATGGACACCTTCCTCAAGACTAATTTTTGGAGTGTAGTAATCACTCATCATTGTTGGGTCACCGACCCGGTAGGCGACCCCTGCCGGTTTATCTGAGAGAATATTAAACCTAGGCATCTTTGTAATACCAAGGGTTTTTAAGGCTATCTGGGACAGCTCAAGGAAAGTAGTAGGTCTGCCTGTACAAAGATTAACTGTCTGATTGCAATTGTTTTGTGCCATTGTAACTACAGCATCTACTACATCATCAATGTGTATAAAGTCCCTAGTAGTAGTCGCTCTGCCCCATATATCAAATGGATTTGAGTTAAGTATTGCCCTTTGCATGATTGATGGGAATGGGTAGGTCATGTCTTGATCAGTGCCGTAGCCACTAAAGGGTCTAAGGATTAAGACCTGTGTACCCATTTCACGCAAGTAACTCATCAACATTTCACCTGTCAATTTAGCCCAACCATAGCTCATATCAGGTGCGCCAATTTTCTTAAAGTTTAGATCTTTTTCTTTTAACTTATGTTTTTTGTTTAAGGTTTGTAACTCTGTTGGATAGGCAGCGGATGAACTAAAATAAACTACATAAGGCTGCTCTGTAACCATGCACCAATTGGCAAACTCAGCATCAATAGCAAGATCTACAGCTAAACTTAAAGGCTCATTTTCTATCTGTTGCCGCCCACCTACAACAGCCGCAAGGTGTATTACAAGATCATATTTTTTTGTTTCTAACTTAAAAAAGTCCCGGCAATCTGTACCATTTTTGAGATCTACTAAAGTTAATTGTGCATAAGGTAGCGCACGCCTAAAGGCTCTGCCTACAAAACCATGTGAGCCGGTTATGAGAACTTTCATTTAAGTGAATATACAAGATCTGCATACTCTGTAGATCTTAGGTAAGTTTGCAAGTTTAGTAAATCTTCCTCATACCACTTAGGTTGATTAACTCTTTCATAGCCTTCATCCATTTCAGCTTTACCAGCTGCCGGGTGTAGGTGTTCAATAATTACATCTTGCAGATAAATAAGACATCCAAGATCTATACCTAATTGTTTTACAAAGTTATCAAAATATAAATGCTTGCAGTTTGGAAAAGTAATACCTTTTAGCGCAAGAACAATATCTCTAGTCATTGCAAAAGCTGTAGGCAAGTTTTGACCTTGTAATAAGTCATCACCATAGGCAATGCCAGTCTTACCTAGTAACGCTTTTTCAAAAGCCTTGTCCCAATCCAGCGATCTAGGCAGGTGATCATCACCCATAAAAATGTACAGATCATAAATAGGGAAGCGACTGTAATCAAGTAAATGCACCGCAGCATCATTAAGAGCTTTGGCGCAACCGCCTGTCTTATTTTCCGAAGGCAAACATTTATAGTCTTCATTTTTTGCATACTCATCCCACTTCGGATCATCATTATCTATAACAGCATACAGATCTACAGATGCGTTTGTGCCAACAAAGGATGCAGCTAGTCTGGCCATGTTTTCAGGTCTGCCTCTAGTTGGCACTATTACGCAGCTTTTCATAGGAGAAGGGTAAGCAGATTAGTTTTTAGTTATGAGTATTTCATAAAGCGTGTCTAGTTTATTTTCTATGCGCCTGACTCTGCCCTCTAAATTATGGCCACCATTGTGGTCATCTTTAAGCTCTGATAAATAGTGTTTGACTATCCACCTTATACCTGCAAAAACAGAGGCAACAATTGTTAAAAGAGCTACAGCGAGGGCGGCCATGTCATTGGCACTCATTAGCTGTTTATGCCGAAAGACTTATCTGTTGGATCAAAATACCTTGCTAAAGGTGCGACTAAGGCACCTGCAAGAATAGATAACTCAGGCTTGATGTCAGCTACTAAAGCCAAGAGTGTAGTGACAGTGGCAGCGGCTAGACTGCGTAAGTAAGATTTAATTATTGCCTTTTGTTTTGCACTCAATTTCATTTTATTCCTAACTGTTTAATTTTACTTTGCACCTGAGTTTTAGTCATGGCTATTTCAAAGTGCATTTCATCCTTACGCTTTTTGTAGTTACCGCCCCAAGCCAAGCCATACTTAACTAAAAGCAATTGTATAGTATTTGTTTGCTCTTTTGTAAATGTATTTGACTTACCTAGAGGGTGTTTTGTAGCGTTCAAATCTACAGCTGTACCGGATGAGTGATTGCTTAAAACTTTATCTGATCCTCTGGTCATCCTAAAGGCATAACCCCAATCATCTAATTGACCTTTATCAATAGGCTCTACAAGCTCATGAAACTCTTTGCAAAAAGCAACAAGTATTGGTGCTACATCTTTTGCGCATGCAATTTTAAGAGATGTGCCGGCTACAACAAAAGATTGTATGCCTATGGCTTTACGATCTTCACTAGCCGGCCATCCATTAGGACTTGTTAGCTCAATAATTCTTGCCATTCATGTTAAGAAAGCAAAAGCTTAGCTTCGGCTTCG